AACCGGCGAATATACTGCGAGCCGAGTGTTTGGACCCACACCATATAATTTAACAGTAAATTTGTATGTTTATACCAAAAATCAAGAAGATGGTCTGCAGATATTTGAGCAAATCGCACCAGCTTTCAATCCGGACTTCAGTGTTACTGTAACATATATTCCGGAACTCGGCATCAAACATGACCTGCCCATAATTTTAAACAGTGTGAGCTACGAAGATGACTACGAAGGCGACATGACCAATCGTCGCATGATCATCTGGACCTATACCTTTACGCTCAAACTATATTATTATGGACCCGTTGAACGACAAGAAATTATTCGCAAAGCCATTGCGTCAGTATTCAACGATCCCGAGCTCGAAGGTCGGTTGACTAAATACACGGTAACCACAGACCCCACTGCGGCATTGCCGGTGGACGACTTTAATTATGATGAAACTTTCGACGACTCATTCTGACCAGGACTAACAAATGTCTTATCAACCCATACTACTAGGCACACCCAACAACAACGACGGCGATAGTTTGTACGCTGGTGGTGTGAAACTCAACGCCAATTTTGTTGAACTCTATAATGCCTTAGCAGGTTCTACCAGCAACAACCTAAGAATTGATCTCGCAGGCTCCAGCGCACCCAATCGCGGCGATGTGTTACGCTGGAGCACCACCAGCAACAAATTTGTCAGTGGTAGTTCCGATGCCGTAAAAACCTGGGGCACTGCCGGAGTTAGCACCCTGTTCATCACCAACAATTCCGGGTCAGCCGGTGTAAACGGTGAATTTACTGCAGCACCCAACAGCGTGGGACTGACTGTAAATGGTCGTAGTTTGTTCAATATTTTGACTCGTAGTACCAGCACAGTAGCGCTTACGCGCGCTGAACTTAATCTTGGTCTTGGTTTAAACTGGGTAACATCGGTCAGCATCTATACCACAAGTTTGGTAGTGCGAGGTCGTGACGGCCTCTGGGTATTTTCTGCCAGTGCCGAAGATGTCAGCAGCTATACACGATTAATGTTCACCACCGGCAATAGTTTAGTGTTCGAAGCCGCAGCGCTCAGCGGCCTGGCTGTAAAAGCCATTACGAATAGTTCACTATCAGTGGCGCACACCGGCATGGTGCAGGGCGCGTTGAGTAGCAACCTAAGTAAATTTACTCAGAGTTCCACTACTATTACTGCCGGCAATGGTTTGATCGGTGGCGGTAATCTTAGCACCAATCGCACAGTATATCTTGATCCCAGCCTCTGGCCAGAACACATCGAAGGTTTCTTGTACGATGTTGATCTAGCCAGCACTGTGCGAGTTACTCCGGGCAGCGCAGTTCATTTCAGTTACAATACTACGGGCGCAACTCGCATCAGCGAAACCAGTCTGCTGGCCTTTGTCAGCACATCGTCGGCTATGACTCGAACCTGGACTACGAGTTGGACTACAGCAGCGGGCGGACCAGCGGTCATTGACAGCATACCGGGCGGCAATGGTCCGCGTCTCAATACCTGGTACTATATTTTCTTATTAGGTAATGCCACCAATGGCGCCGTAGATTTTGCCATGAGTGCCAATCGCGACGTTGCTACGGTCAGCAGTCTGGTGTTTACTGCTGCTGCCACTAGCAGCATTCAGGTTGTGCGTCGCATCGGCGCTGTGTTGACCGACGCTGCCAGCACTGGTAGTTTTGTGCGATTCAACACTCAACGCGGCGGCGGCAACGTCATTAAATTTAACTGGTTAGCCACCAACGGTTCAGTTCTGCTCGGGGCTGGTACCAGCGCAGGCGTACAGGTAGCTCTAGGCGATACCAAACTTACTACCGTAGTTGGAACACAGGCCACCACCACATCGTTGATGTTGGTGATTGGCAGCAGCACCACCCTCACCAACTACAACGAATTTACAGCCACCACAATTACACAGATTCCGCCCATGCCCGGTGTTACTGCGAGACTTCAAGTGGTGCATAATCCGGGTTCGTCGGCAGCAGTATTGTTTGTTTTTGGCGAAGCATATTTTAGCAGCAACACTGCGGCCGCTAGATCGCCAACATACCAGGCAGTACGATCCCTGACTACGTCAGTGTTGAACTATCACAGCATCACAGTACCCATGGTGCCAGACAACAACGTAATCAGCGATGCGCAGATCGGCAATGTTACTACAACATCTGGTGCGCGCATTCGACAGATTTTTGTTTCGCCGTCTAATCAGAGATTCACCAGCAATAGCCTGCATTATATTTGCGAGGGCTTTGATCTTGCAAGATAAAACGACATTTGCGGCGCTGGATCAGGCCTTCGGCACTGATGTTACGCCAGTGCCGAAGCGTCCTTTGACTGCACCCATGGTGGAAGACGATTTTGATCAGGCCCGACAAACTTTGAAACGACTCATCGACAAAGGTGAATCTGCTCTGGACGATATGATGTCAGTGGCTCGACAAAGCGATCATCCACGAGCCTTTGAAGTTACTGGGCAGTTGATTAAAACTGTGGCAGAAACTGCCAAGGATCTCATGGCCCTGCAGAAAGCCAAACGTGATCTCACTGCGCCCGAAGAAGCCAAACCCCAGCAAATTGGCACACAAAACAACATTGTATTTTCTGGCAACACCACTGATCTTATAAAAATGCTGCGTCAACGAAATGAGCACATCATTGAAACTCCTGCCACAAAGACGACCTAGTTACAATGGCAACAATCGCCTAAAACAACTTGGGTTTGCCATTGACTATGAAGTCTGGCAAATTGAAGAAATTCTTCGCTGCACGGAAGACCCCATCTACTTCATAGAAACCTACTGTAAAATTGTGAGCCTGGATCGTGGTCTGGTGCCGTTCACGCTGTATGACTGTCAAAAAGAAAAAGTCAACATCATAATCAATAATCGCAAGGTTATTCTCATGGAGGGTCGACAGCAGGGCAAAACCATTACGTCGGCTGCCTGCATTCTTTGGTATACCCTGTTCCAAGACAGCAAAACCGTGGCCATCCTGGCCAACAAGGCTGCAGCGGCACGTGAGGTATTGAACCGATATCAGGGCATGTATGAGAATTTGCCCATGTGGTTGCAGCAGGGTGTGAAAGAATGGAACAAGGGCAGCATTGAACTGGAAAACGGCAGCAAGGTATTCACCGCAGCCACGGCTGCCAGCGGTATTCGAGGCCGATCCGTGAACTGGTTGTACATTGACGAAGCTGCCATCATACCCAACAACATAGCCGAAGACTTTTTCACCAGCACCTACCCCACCATCATGGCCGGTGAAACCACCAAGGTGTTGATGTCATCCACTCCCATGGGCTACAACCACTTCTGGAAGTTCTGGAACGACAGCGAACAGGGCATCAACGATTTCATCAGACTGTATATTCCCTACACTGCCATACCAGGTCGCGACGATCGTTGGGCTGAAGAACAACGAGCCATTTTGGGCGATGTTAAATTTACACAGGAAGTTCTGTGTCATTTCCTGGGTTCCAGCTATACTCTCATAGATGCCAAAACACTGGGCAACATGAGCCCAACAAGCTATGTGTACAGCAAAGATGATTTTGATGTCATTGAAGAACCTGTGCGCGGCGAAAAAGATGCTGCTGGTGCCATTGTGCGTCCCGACAACACCTATGTACTGTGTGCCGATACCAGTCGCGGTGTGGGCAATGACTATCATGCCTTCACCGTAATTGACATCACCGCCAATCCTTATCGTGTAGTGGCCAAATATCGCAACAATCGAGTAGCTCCGGTGTTGTATCCGAGCTTTATTCACACTGTGGCCAAGAACTACAACAATGCCTTTGTATTAATCGAAATCAACGACAACGGTCAACAGGTTGCCGACATCATGTACAACGAACTGGAATATGAAAATCTCCTGTTTGTCACGCGTGATACTCAGGTTGGTCAACTGGTGGGCGGCGGATTTGGTCGTCATGGACAGACTCAAAATGGTGTGCGCACCGACAAAAAGGTCAAACGCATTGGATGTTCCATGTTGAAGACCTTGATTGAAAGTGGTCGACTCGAAGCCCGGGATCGCGACATTATCGCAGAATTTGCCACCTTCATTGAAAGCAAGGACAGTTACGCTGCCGACGAAGGTTACCACGACGATTTGGTGATGACTTTGGTGCTGTTCAGCTGGTTGACCACCAACAGTTATTTCCGCGATCTGACCGACATCAATATTCGCACCAGCATATTCGAAAACCAGATTCGACAAATTGAATCTGAACTTACACCATTTGGGTTTATTGACGATGGACAGGTTGAAAACGAGCCTAAATACATTTTAGAAAACGGAGATCTATGGACCGTCGAAAAACGAGCCGAAAATTGGCTCTAAACCAGGCTTTTTATAAATAAACGGATATCAAAATAATACCTGGCTTTACCTTTGATGGTTCTAAAATAAGGAGATTACCATGCCTTTCCAAGTTTCGCCAAACGTTCAAGTTCAAGAACGTGACGTTAGCTTGTTCGTACCGCAGATCGCGAACACCGCGGGTGCATTTGTCGGCAACTTCGCCTGGGGTCCGTGCGAAGAATTCACACTGATCGACGGTGAACAAAGTTTGTTTGCCACCTATAGCCGACCTAACGACAATAATTTTAAGTTTTGGTTTACTGCTGCTAACTTTTTAAGCTACGGCAACAACCTCACAGTAAATCGCATTGCTGACATTGCGGCTCGCAATGCCAGTGCTGCTGGCACTGCACCGCTGGTTCGCAACAATGATAACTACGATGGTGCTTTGGGATATACTGCACCTACGCTGACCAGCACAGAATATATTGCACGGTTCCCTGGTGAATTGGGCAACAGTTTAAAAGTCAGTGTCTGCGATTACAACAGCTACAGTTTCAGCGCACAACTTAGTTCAGTGTTGACTACTGGTGCCACAGTGGCTACGTTGTCACGTCCTGTGCCACGCGGCAGTTGGTTGGAGACCGTAGTCAACGGCATTACCTATCGTTGGCAAACTACATCGGACGCTAGCAGTGGTGCTACTACGTTGTCGTTCACCAATCTTACTGGCGCCAGCACCTCAGTGAGTGGCGTAGTTAATGCCACCATCCTGTGGGAATTCTGGGATCAGGTAGAAAGCCGTCCTAGCAACAGCCGGTATGCGTTAAGCAAAAACAACGCAAGTTCCAGTGCCACCATTTATGACGAACTGCATGTGGTTGTAGTTGATGAAGATGGCACCATCACTGGAACTGCTGGTACTGTGTTAGAGAAATATGTTGGTGTTAGCAAAGCCAGCGATGCATTTTCCAGTGATGGCAGTGGCAACTATTATCGCACTCGCATCAACGAAGACAGCAACTGGATTAGATTTGGTAGTCACGCTGCGGGATCACTGCTTGGCACCGCTGCAGTAGCCTGGGGCAGTCCCGTGCCTGCTGCCAGCACTGGATTCACCACCATGGCCAGTGTACAGAGCCGCAGCCTCAGCGGCGGCGTAGATGTTACTCCGACCGATGGTTTGTTGCAGACCGAGTATTTTAAATTAGCCAATACCGAACTTTACGATGTTAGTTTACTGCCCGTAGTTGGTGTGAATGCCGACAACGCCACAGCTCGGTTTGTGTTGGACAACATAGTGGATGTGCGTCGTGACTGTGTATTATTTACTGGTCCGACATCACAAAACTTAACCAACTCCACCGCCGTAGTCAACGATCGCACTACATATTTCAACAAAGATTCAACCTATGCTGTGTATGACAGTGGTTGGAAATATCAGTACGATCGCTACAATGATTCCTATCGTTGGATGCCCTTGGCTGGTGACATTGCTGGATTGTGCGCGCGCACCGATCAGGTTGCCGAAGCCTGGTTCAGTCCCGGTGGTTATACCCGTGGTCAAATCAAGAATGTAGTTAAATTGAATTGGACACCAAGCAAAACCGAACGCGACATCTTGTATCGCAATCAAATCAATCCAGTAATTACACAACCTGGTTTGGGTACTTTGTTGTTTGGTGATAAAACTCTGAGCGCCAAACCCAGTGCATTCGATCGCATCAATGTTCGTCGATTGTTCATTATTCTTGAAAAAACCATTGCAACTGCGGCCAAGTTCCAGCTGTTTGAATTCAACGATGGATTTACTCGCAGTCAATTCCGCGCATTGGTAGAACCATTCCTGCGTGATGTGCAGGGTCGTCGTGGCATCATTGATTTCCGTGTGGTTTGCGATGACACCAACAACACTGCAGAGGTAATTGACCGCAACGAATTTGTGGCTGATATCTATATCAAGCCGGCACGTTCGATCAACTTCATTAGCTTGAATTTCATAGCAACTCGTTCAGGTATTAGCTTCGAGGAAATTGGAGCATAATTAAGAGTCGAACAATTTAAACAGGAGAGATAAATGGCCGAGCAATCGTTTTTCAATATAGATAATTTCAAAAGTGCCTTAACTGGTGGGGGCGTTCGCGCCAACCAGTTTGTTGTGCGATTGAATTATCCGGATTCTGTGGTGCCAAATGCAGCGTTCACAACCGCTGGTTTGCAGAGTGATTTTTTAGTTACTGCCGCTGCCTTGCCGGGCAGCGTGGTGAACCCCACCATTGTACCATATCGTGGGCGAGAAGTAAAATTTGGTGGTGAGCGAATATTCCAACCCTGGACAATTACTGTGCTCAATGATGCAAGTTTCAGTGTTCGCAACAACATGGAACAATGGATGGCGCAGATAAATGATCCAGTAAACAACGGGGGTCAATTAAAGCCCCTAGACTATCAAACCGATTTAACCGTTACACAGTTAGATCGCAATAGTTTGCCGCTCAAGGAATACAAAATCGTCAACGCTTTTCCTATCGACATCAGTGACATCGCGCTGAGTTTTGGCGACAACGATACCATTGAAACATTTACTGTAACATTCCAGTATCAGCACTACGAAACTTCCTATGCACCACAATACTTCAATTTTGGCTAATTAAACCATGGCAGATCTTACATTATTTGGCTATACCCTGACGAAGAAGAAGCCTGAAGAAAAACAACAGAGCTTCATTCCTCCGCTTAACGACGACGGAGCCACTAGCATTAATGCTAGTGGTTTCTTCGGCACCTACTTGGATATTGATACTGTAGCTAAAAGTGAAAACGATCTAATCAGTCGTTATCGTGATGTGGCCAGTTATCCAGACTGCGACAGCGCCATTGAAGACATTGTTAACGAAGCCGTAGCCGCTGCCGACGATGAAGTGATTGTTAAACTGGATCTGGAAAAAGTCGAACTCAGCAAAAACATTAAAAAACAAATCGAAGAAGAGTTTAATAATGTTTTGAAGCTCATGGACTTCAACAGCAAGAGTCACGATATTTTTAAACGCTGGTACATCGACGGACGCACCTATTATCATAAGATAGTGGATGTT